TGTTGAACAACCAGTAGAACAACATTGGCAACATAAAATATTTGAAACTGAACAACAGTGCATGGAGTATGTTAAAGAAAATCAAATACCATTGACTGATAGCATTTTGCAACAATTCAGAAACTATGAAAAGAACTTGCTAAAAAACTTTAAATTTATTTGTACTGAAAGAACAATAAAAGGAACAGAAACATGAACCCATTATTATTAATAAAACCACTACTAACAGTTGCAAAACCATTGTTATCAGTGGTAGCACCATTGGTTAAGAATCCTATTGTGAAAATGGTTGCCGATAAAACTATCGGTGCAGTTGAACACAAAATGCAAAAGGATAAAATTATTAGAGCCAAAGAAATTGAGGGTGCAACTAAAATAGATATTGCTCACATCAATGCACAAAATGAATCTTATAAAGACGAGATAGTTGTTTGTGTATTTTTGGGATTGCTAATCTGTCATTTTGTTCCTTATATGCAACCTCATATGGAAAAGGGTTGGGAAATATTAAAGTCTGCTGACCCTATGTTTTGGATTATGATTTCAATAGTTGTTTCAGCAAGTATGGGAGTCACTGGGTTAAATAAAATAATCAGTAAAAAGAAATAATTGATTAGAAAAAATAAGTATCACCCATACTCAAAGAAATATCCTGCTGAGAGTATTCTGGGTAAATGCCCTATATGTCATAGAAATGTCAGACGCGATGATGGTTTCGTAATGGAAGAAAGAATGTACCCTAATATTGAAAAGGTTTACATTCATCATTCAAAGATTGACAAATGCTTAGAAACCTATTGGGCAAATGATAAATCGGAAAAAGAAAAGCAAAGAAAAGCAGAACTTGGTTTCCCAGAAAACCCATTAGACGAACTATTAAAATAATCTGTTATTTATATAGTCATCCTTATCGCAACGATCTTGCTCCTCTAACTGCTTACAAAATAAATGAGTATATACTCTCGCAGTGACGGATTCATTTTTATGACCAATGAACCTACTAATATCATATCCATTGTATATAGCATTTCGTTTCCACATAGTCACACACCAGTGCCTAAAGAAATGAAACTTATGATTATTCGGTAGTTCAAACTTACCAATTAAATAAGGCACTAATTCTTTATGTGCAGTTCTATAATTATGCCACATAGTTTTACCATCCTTAAACAAAGGGAATAATATTTCATTATTCTTTGTAAATGGATCGTTATTCCTATGCTTAATATAATTCCTTAATTCATCTGCTAACCCAGTTCCAAGTGGAACATATCTATTACCCGCAGAAGTTTTAACATTCCTCTGAAATCCATCACTATCAATTTGTGAATAAACATCTAACTTAGGAACATAGTTCCCAGTGTTATCTATAAAATCCTTTGTTAATAATCCTAAGACTTCACTAATCCTCAACCCACATGAAAAACATATTGAAATGACTAATCTAAGCACACGGTTTTCAATTGTTTCCTTAAATTCTTTAACCATTTTAAAATCCCATTTCTCAATTAATTTCATTGTATCGTTTCTGTGAGTCTCGGTATCAATTTTAAGATCAATCATATTAACTGGATTCTTTTTAAACTGAACAATTGGGTTTTGATCTTTGGCATCAAAGTCGTTTGTGTTCATTGAATTAAAAAATGAGTCTTGGATGATTTTAAGATAAGTACCAAGAACATTTGCTGATTGAGTTCTTTTCTTAAAATAATTCATTAGCTTTAAAGTATCACTACTCTGCCAATCTCTTATATCCCGATTAGCCAAAGTATCATCTTTATATAGAATATTAATTATTTTTTGAGCATTACCATTCTTCTGATTAAAGTTGCTCGTAGATATTTTACCCTCACCTCTTTTTTCTTCTAAGCAATAAACATAATAATTTATAGACTGAATAAGGGTTGTCTTAGGTCTGGGAACAACAATCTTCCCTTCATCTATTTGTCTTATTAGACCCGCAATCTGTTCAATTAAATTCTCTTTATTTTTCTTAGTAAACTGTTTTACCGAACCATCCAACTTCTTTAACTTTGTTTGGTATGCTTTAAATTCCTTTCTACCGTTTACAGTTTCATAAATCTTATAGACAGTTCCTTGCCCATATTCATTCTGCCATTTATTTAGTATTTGTGTTCTTTCCATTACTGACTCCTTTTATTTGTTCGATATGTTCCATGAGTAATTCACACATTTCTGGAATCCCCATAACTACATCTGCATCTTCCTCACTTAATCTATCCACATCGAATCTCTTATCAGTAAGAAAGTTCTTTATACTTCTCTTGTCACCTTCACTTAGATTTTTTATTAACATTGTTCCATAACCTTTCTTGGTTGTAAAGTTTTGGGATATATATAAATCTTATGTATAATATTCCCTTATTCACTATTCTTCTGGTGTCACTAAGTAGGCGGTGAAACCTTCCAAACCCAGTTATTAACTCGATAAAAGATTATATAATTTAGGTGTTTTTTAAAAGAATGAGGCGAATCAACAGTTATTATTCTCGGTACATGATGTTCTTGAACTTACTGTGACCCGCCAAATCCCTAACTATTTTCTTTCCTAATTAAAAATCTTCACCACAAGTTCACTAACTATGTAGCCATTATTCACCTTGAGTGAATTTTTGCAAGTGAAAAAAATAAATAAAATTATTGACTCTTGTCGAGAGTCACATTGTCGAGTCCATTCAGATACCAAAGGTCTCCGACCATTTCTTTAAGAGAGTCTATTTCTGACGAACACCAGTTTGAATTTTGACTTTGTTTAATTGTTATCTCCAACTCAACACATAGCCATATAAGTAGTGCAATTATTAAAATTTTAGTAAAGATATTAAAGGATTTAATCACTATTAATTCCCACCCTTGCCAAAGATATATTCTTCTAAAAGAGCATCAGGATCTTTGTTCCTTAATTTTCTAGCATGTTCTCTACATTCCTCAATATGCTTTATTTTTTTTTGCATACCTTCATGAATTTTATTTTCGTTATTATGCCATTTATCAAATAATTCATCAGGGGTATTCTCTGGTTTTTTATGATATCTGTTTTGCCAAGTTGGTTTACCTTTTCTTCTTCTACCCATAGTATTATGCTACTTTCTTAGGTCTGCCTAATTTTGGATTTTTATTTAAACCTCGCCTCTTATAACTTGCGGTATCATAACAAGTGTTGCTACAATATTTCTTTGTCTTTTGATGAACTGTAATATCAAATTCTTGATGACAGTAATGGCATACATTTTTCATATAGGCACACCCTCAAAATCTCTGTCTGGATGGCAAGTATAAGTTCTGAACTTGCTATGTTTGTTTAGCATTTCACATATTTGTTCACAAACTTCACGATTATCACATTCAAAAATAGTGTCTCTATTCTTACTTGATTCAATCCAAAACATTTTCACCCATTCCATCCATATAATCGTTATAGAACTTCCCATTAATTTCAATTTCAGAATCAATAGCAATTTTATTGCCTACTGTTTCATCCCATTCTTTTTGTATTAATTTCTTGATTACACTTTGATTGCTATGCTTGTTCTTTTGAACCTTAACAAGTATCTCAACACCCTCTATATCCGCTTGACCATAAAGTTTTTCTGCTTTGTCTTTAAAATCTTTATTATGGAAATCAACAATCTCTTTAAGTTGTTTTACCACACCCTTTAAAGTTTCTTCCTCAAATGAGATTGATAATGATTTATGTATTATTCTCTGCTTTGAATAGTTAGTGCTATTCCCTCTACTCATATAGTTTCTCCATTAATTAATTTTTCTTTATAATTGCTACTTAATCTATTTTTAGAATCCAATTGTAATTCTATTTTTTTTCCATCTGATTTATTGATTAATATATCCTTGAAGTTTTCTCGAATATAATTTCCGACAACACCTACAAATCCAGATTTTCCTAGAGCCAAACATTCTTGGTCAAATGAGCCACCTTTTTTAAGGTTGCGATTGAACCCTATAATTGATTCTTCAATTAGTGTATCTAGGAAGTCACCTCTTGAGGTACTCCCAGTCATTGGTCTTGCTGATATTTTTATTTTTCTGATAACTGGTAAATCATCTACTAATTCTTCTTTTAAATCCCAATAGACCATTGCATGTACTTTATATCCGCCACCGTTAGTTGCTCTTAATAGAAGTTTAAAACCAACTCCAGTCATTCTATGAGGTATCTCTATTTCGTTCATATTCTAATTCATCTTCTCTCTTGGATTTTAATTCGTGTGCAATTGCCATATATCCAACTGCGTCTCGATAATCGTCTGGGTTATAACAACCCGCTTTCGTTCTACCGATCTTGGCTAATACAAATAAGACTGCGACATCATGAGGGGAGACATTTAGTTCAAGATAAGCTGACCAGAGACTAGCAATGTTTTGATGATTTTCTTCCTTATCACCATGTTGCCTATGTCTATCACCTTGTACTAAATTTTTAGCATGGTCGCATGTCTCACTTGCATACTCCATTATTCTGCGGGTTTATTCCACTTAGGTTTTAATCTAATGTTTACCTGACCACTATATTGTTGAAAAATTTTTCTAACTAGATCATTAACACTATCACCTTTGTCATTTACCGCATCACCGAAGTCTAAGTAAGCATCGAACTGTACCCAGTTCTTATCTAACTTTATTTGTTCCATAAGCGCATCATCCATAAAAACATTGTTAGAAAACTCTTTCTTGTTTTTAAACCATGCTTGAAAGTCTGGTGCTTGGGGATTGGGCTTTTCGCCTTCTGTGATTTTAGCATTGATATACATTCCTTCTGCCATATTTTTTTCCTTTAGTTATTTATTAAGTTATTGAAGGCATTACTTGGTATATTTTCACCAACACTACCTTTATTCTGTTGAGGTACTTCTTCACTAGGGTTTCTAAAGTCTAGTTTTTCATCAGTATCTACAAAGAATCCTTTTTGTTGTGCATACTTTGACGCATAACTCGACACCGAACCACATGTCATTGGTTTCTGTGTCTTAGGTTGCCAATCAGAATAAGCATATCCCTGACAAACTAATTTTCTTTCATTGAATAAATGACCCTCAGAATTTCTAACTGGGGTTTTATTTTCTACAATAAACAACGCATGACATCCAACACCATGCTCATCCTTCTCAAATTTCAATTCCATTTGAGGAACTAACCCATTCTCTAGACACGCAGTTCTTACCGAATCTGACATATCCTCATGGGAGAATCCTTTATTATATTGCGTATTGTTTTTCTTAACTGTCGCACAACTTGAGATAGCATCGAACAATCTTTCTGTGATTGTTTTATATTCTACCGTATTTCGTTCTACCGACTTAGTTTTTTTGTTTTCTGTTTTCTTCTCTGTCATTGTTTGCCTTTCTGGTTTAACCAAAGTTTTTTTGCGTCATCTAAATATTCTTTCTCCACACCGCGCCATTTCCAATGAGAGAAATCGGGTTGTATGATTTGGAATAAATCTCTTGGATCGTTCACTATTGATAATAAATTCTGCCGAGTAATTGCATTGACTCTTACATACTTTAAGACCTCTTTTAAATTATCCCATTGTATCTGAGGATAATCTTCATTCTCCATAAGTACCGCCTCATCTTCATTTACATACATAACATCTAGAGGATGATTAAGTCCGAAACTGTATATTGCTATTTGAGGTAAGTTAATTGAACGAGGCTCTAATGGAATAGATTGCTTAGTCCAGATACGATCTCCCATTTTTTTATCTCTGTAATTTTTTTTATAAAAACCTTTTGGGTTAGACCACATTGTTTTTAATTCTACTACCTTTGCAATCTTTCCGTCTTTTAAAAAAACGAAATCTGCAAAACCAATAAATAAAACTCTTAACCCTTCCATTTTAAGAACTAAAGGATATTGAGTAAGCATTGTACCGAATTGCTCTTTCAATCCGTAAAGAACATCAATTGTATGTTTTAAATAATTCTCAACAATTGTTAAATAATGTTCGACTC